AAGAACTCTACATCCTCTGATGCGTCTCTTTCGTTATTAATCTCTTCGTACTTCAAATGATTCATTGGATGATAGTACAAGAACTTCTGAAGAACCTGATTTGTTTTAGGTACATAAAGCATACCATCCTCAAAGATTATAGGCTCAACAATTGCATTGCCGTCCTGCTCATCCTCGAATGGAGTCTTCTGATTTCGTGCGTATCTTAGTGGTCTGTTTACCCCTGTCTCTTCATCAAACCATAGTAATGGATATCGTTTAGTATTACGGGTTGGTAACATAAACGTAAGTGGGGAATTTTGTTTTTTAAGCCTATAGGCTTTGTCTGTGAATTTTGCTTTCTTTTGCATTAGATAAAATTTAATTTTTAAAAAATAGGGAGTGCCCTAAGACACTCCCTTTATTATTGTAACTACTCTTACTCTTGGAATAAGAAGAAGTTGTTTGCTCCTAGAGTACATACTGCTCTCTCAGAAAGGAAGTTTACTTCCATTGCATCTAAGTCAGAAGTACGAGCTCCTCCGGCTGAACCTGTAATCCAAGTCTTGTATCGTCTGTCTTCAGTCTCTGAAGCTCTGTAACGTACATGAAGGAAAGGACGCTTAGCGTTCTTACCCATGATTTGGTCATATACAGTAGTTGAACCTGCAGGTACTAATAGTCCGTTTACACGTCCTGAGTTAGCTCCTGTTGGAAGTCCACCTCTCATTGTTGGGTCATTCAAGTATTTCCAATCAGACTTGTAGAAGTCATATCCTCTTCGGAATCCTGTGAATCCAAGGTTAAGTGCCATCTCTTCGTCATTGTCAAACAATCCGTAAGATGTACCACCTGCACCATAAGAGTTCTGAGCTGCTAACATATCATCAATGTCGAATCCAAACTGTCGGTCTAGGAAGATAACATTCTCCTCGATAGAACCTTGCTTGTCAAGACGTGAGATAACAGCATCGAAGTCTGCAAGTGCGACAGGGTTTCCACCGCCCCATACATTTCCTCGGTTCTCTACTACGTAGAAGATACCTTCAGAACCTTTGTTACCAAAGTCAGGGTTGTCTCCTGCTCCTAATCCTGCGTTAGAAGCTCCTGAATTTACTTCTGCCGGAACCGCTTCAATCATTGCAGTCTCAAGATAGTCGTCAAAACGTAGGCGAGTCTCATGCTCAGACTTCAAATACCATAAGTATCCGTTTGCTCCGTTCTCTGTCTGTACTTCAACCCATCCAATCTGTGCCATATCAGAACCTGATACAGAATACTTATCTTTCAAGATAATTGGAGAGTTATCGAAAATCATATCGTCAGCCTCTAAAGAACCTGCCATTCCGATTGTTCCTTTTCGGAACTCAGAACCATATATGAATACTGTAACGTCAGAGTTACCTGCTCCTGTACCTGCAGTTACAAGACCTGCAGCTTCGTATAAGGCTACGGTAAATGTATTTACTGTCGGTACTGCTGTAACAACTCCTTTGTTGCTTCCGCTTCCGTTGTTCTGAACAATCATAACCGTCTGTCCTGTACGGATAGCGATAGATGGTGTTCCTAAAGCTCCTGCTGTTGAACCTGCAGGTGCTAAAGCGTCATTCACTGTGAACGTAGGGTCTAGAGTAGCTCCCGCTGCTAATGTTCCTACCTGAGTGTATTTCGTATGTAATCTTCCTTGCTCCGCCCATTTGATAAGGTCTGAGTTAGAAGGCATCTCTGCTCCTACTAATCGTAGGAAAGATGCAATTGTTCTATTACCGTAACGCTCAAACTCTTTCTCATATGTATCAGGAAGATACTGATTCAAAAAGTTGAAGTCGGTAATGTAGTTTGTTGCTGTGGGAATCTGCGTTGCAGATGGCTGCAAATCAAATCCCGGTACTGCTTGTACTGCCATTTTCTTTTTTTTTTAAAATTATTTTTTCTTTATACTTCTTATTTTCAAGCCTTTACCCGAATCCGGGTTTACAGCTCTAATCTGCATACCGCCCTGTGTTGTTGCCTCGGGTGCTTTACGTTCAGACATTTCTATATTTTTCATCTTACGTGTAACATCCTCGGTTGCAGAAGCCTTGCCTTGTTCATAAAAGAACTGAGCAAACTTCTCAGGGTTTGATGCAACTGCTATTGCCTTATGGTATCCTTGAGCGTCTGAGATTAAGCCATCATCTGTCATGTACTTATTTATAAAGGTCATAACATTTGACTGCTCTTTCTTTAACGCATCTGCGGACTGCGGTGAATATAAGACGGAGTCACCATCAACAGAGAACTCAAAACCTTTGAACTCNCCTCCGAANACCTCGTTGGTTTTTTCAATAAACCAATCTCGTCTACGCTCCCCCTCAACCTTTTGGGTTTCAGCAGATTTTATATATTGCCGATAGCTATCAAGCTCCTCCGAACTAACTCCCGAGCCCTCACCTCCACTTGACTCAAGTGGCTGCTTGTATTGCTCCTTCATTCCGTTGAAGTAACTCTTCGCTTTTGCAATCTCTTTTTTCTTTGCTAGCTTTATCTTTTTGATATCCAACTCTTCATCAACCTCCTCGTCATAATCAAACTCGTCAAGCATAATGTCGATGTCGTCATCATCAAGCCCCTCTTCAGTGGCCTTATAATAAGACTCTAGCAAATCATCAGGGTTCATCTCATCGAAGTCTTGTTGTAATCTAACAAAGTCCTCGAATCCACGACCCGTCTCTTGTTTGTATTTAAGATAGGCTGCGACATCTTCAGGTAGTTCTCCTGTCGATTCTCGCTCAGATACCAACTCATCAAAAGAGTTAATCTCCTTGCCATATCTTTTTCCAATATATGAAAGAACGTCCTCCTCACTTAACTCTGAGGATTGAGTTTCTATCTCGCCTTCCGGCTGTGTATCTTCTTGCTCTTGTGTGGTGTCTGCACTCTCAGTGCTTGACTCCACTACTTCATTGTTAGTCTCTCCCGATTCATCGTTTAACGACTCTTCGTGTTTATTAAGAAGTTCTTTCTCCACCTCTTGTGTTGATTTGCTGTCAGGAGTACCAACTGCTGTTACTTTAATTTCCATTTAATTTGATTTTTACAAAGTTAGTTATTTTTTTCAATCAATTTAACGGGGTTCAAACTCAGCTAAATCAAATCCATCTAAGCTATCCTCGTTAGATTCAAACTTCTGTGGAGGTAGATTATTCTTTCTTTGATTTATTAGCTGTGACTGCTCCGTGTTCTGCTGACTAATTCTATCAGACTTGGACTTTTCTCTTTCAGTCTCTCTGCTTTGTAAGGCATTCTCAGAAACATCACGAAGACTCATGCTGTAATTAAACTCTTCAGCCATTAGCTGTCTCTTAAGCTCTGCCTCATTCTTCATCTTCTCAATCTCAAAAGCAATCTCAGCCTGCTTAATCTGCATCTTAGACTGTGTCTCTGCTTGTATTTTCTGCATAGCTGCTTCTGCTGCCATCTGCTGTGACTGTAATTGAGCCTGCTGCTGCATAGCTTGCTGCTGCATCTGCATCTCACTCTCTCTCTGCTGAAGAGCTTTACGCTTCATCTTCAAGAACTGATTGGCCAACTTAATATTTCTTATCTCTCTAATATCAATAGCATCCTCAAGGTTGATATCATTCTTAGATAGTGCCATCTGAATGTTCTGCTCTAGCTGAGCCTTCTCCTCTTCGTCAGGACTAACATCAATGAATATACCAAAGTCATATAAATACAGGTCGCTTATCTCTCCAAGTATACTTACATTGTATTTACCTATCTGATTGATAAACTCCTCTTTGAAGTCAGAGTATTCAAGGATATCGCCAATGCGATATGTTAAGGACTCTGCAAGGCTTCTATATATATAGAGGCTGCCATCAAGTATATGTCTTGTTGCAGTGTTAGAGTTTAGTGCCGCTAGCTTCTGTAGACCAACCAATGAGTTAGGGTCAGGTGTAGAGCCATCACGGGCCTCGTTTAATCCTGTGACCGCACGTATCATATCAAGATAGTGGTTATAGTTGTATATCAGCATCTGAGCCTTACTCGCTCCTGATGATGACTGAAGCTCCTTGATAGGAACCTTTCCTTGATTGTACTCTCCATCCTGAGTGTAGCTTCTACCAATCACACTACCTGTTTGGAAGTATAGCCTTAATGCATCCTCAGGGTTATAGGCACTGCCTGTTCCAAGGTCTACCTCATTCAATCCGTCTGCATCTATATATACACCGTCCGGTACAACTCTTGATATCACCTGCTGTAGCTTAAGGTGTGTCATCTGAATCAAATCAGCAAAAGGAATCATCCTTCTAACCAACGACTCAATCACTCCCTTGTACATTCGTGGTGCTACTGCAACATAGTTAGGTAGAGCGTGCTGACTTGCAGACTTTGGTCGTACCATATTCTTTGCAAGCTCCCACTTAAGTATAATGTTTGTACCCATAACCATAACGCCATCGTACCAAACATCAATAGTCTTCTCAATCTTCTCGAATCTACCCTCCTCCATCATCTCTACGGGTGGATTGAATTGGTCATCCTTCTCAATAATTTTAGAGCCACCGCCTTCAAGAATCTTTTTCTTATAAACAATCTTTTTTGTGGTCTTATAATTAAAGTACATCAGTGTACACGTGTCTCTGTAGAAGATATCATTCTCATAATACTGAGCGTTATTATAGTAATCATACCAACTCTGACTGTATTTAGATATATCCTCTAGGTCTTCTTTTGTTAGTGTAGGGTCTATCTTAAGTAGCTCTGTTAATGGAAGTGTTTTTATTTCACCCCAATAGAAGCAGTCCTTAAAGTGAGGGTCCTCTGTATAGCTATAAACCACGTTAGCAGGGTCTACATAAGAGACCTTTACTCCTGAGCCCGGAAGGAACTCACTCTTGGAAACACTAATACCTAAAACTGTTAGGTCATAGTCTAGTCTCTTTCTAATATCTTGATAATGATTCTCGGAGAATATAGTATCAATAGCCTCCTCCTCTGCTATCTCGATAGCAGGCTTGTAATTGAGATTCATGTATAGTGCTAGCTCCTCATCATTCTCAGGAAGCTCAGCAGGGTTCATAGCGAATGGGTCAACACCCGACTTCTCTTGTATAGTAAGAAGAACATCCTTAGCGGCCATCTGACCCTCTATAATATCTTGGTACTTGCTTCTCTTCGCCTGAGATAATGCATCCTCTGAGTATGCCTTAACCCTAAATAGCCTATCAGACATTCCATTTACAACGATGTCTACAAACTTAGGTAGTATAGGGACAGGTGTCCAATCTAAATTAAGATATGACAAGTCTCCATCAATCGCTAGCTCGTTTTTATATTTGGCAATGGACTGCTCTCCCCTTGCGTACAATCTTAGTCTATGAAAATTTTTCCACTGACTATAGTATCTGCAAGAGTTGCTATCCTTTCTAAACCATTCATACTGAATCGCTTGACCAATCTGTAATCCAAACTCGTCTGTAGCTTTCTCTGCATCAGACACAAATTGACTTGGGAATCCTACAGATGAAATGTTTATCTTTACATCCTTCATCTTCTAATTAATTCACTTGTTGTTCCTTTATTACTATACCTTGCAAAGTTAATACTTATTTTCGACTCTTTTTTCTCAGGGATATACGAGTTCTTTTGAGTCGCCATTATTGCAAGTCCTGAGCTTATTGTTGCATCGTACTTAGTTCTATTACTAATATCAAACTTAGCCCAATCCTCAAGCGTCCGACCAAAAATCATAGAGCCCATATCATCCATATCCCTATACGTTCCACTCAGGTCTAAGCCTACATACTTCTCGATGTAAGATTCAACTGCGGAGGCGTGAGACTGCTTAACGTCCTCACTTGAGTTAGGTATACCCCCGAGCTCCTTCTCTGTCTTAGAGAGCTTGTTATAGTGCTTATCGGGTCTGTTAATACTAAAGCCCCTGTACCCTCTGTTCTTAAAATGATATAGTAGCCTAGGCTTATTGTTCTCTACAAGTATTGGCATACCATAAAAAACACACGCCATTAGTACCTCCTCGAAGAATATCTCTGCCGTCTGTGGTCTCGCCACATACTCTAAGAAGAACTCATTAGATGGTGCGTCATCCATATTAAACTTTGTTAATCCATGTAATGCTCCATTAGAGCCGCCTCCACCTACAGTTCCTGATATGTCATAGGAGTCACAACCGAATGCACCGATGTGCTCATTGGCCGGATATCTTATCCCTCTCTTTTCTATGACAGCATTCTGAAGTCCTTTCTTTGGCGTCCAACTAACAAGGAACCGTCCCCTCTTGTCAGGGCTCCATATTACAGTGCTGTCTTTTATTCCGTCCTTCCAATGAAAGCTTCCCCTTGTGAGGTGATGCTCCTTTATTAATGAGTCATTATAATCTATCTGCTGATATATCTTTGTGAGATTAAATATAGACTGCTTACTCTCATCTCTAAATGCGTGAGACTCTGTCCTTGGAAACTGACGATAGAACTCATTGAGTGCGTCAGGGTCGTTCTTTAAAGAGTCAACCTCAGCCTGCCAATAGTCAATAGCTCCATTATCAATCATCTCTCCGTCTACACCAAGTACAGGGCTAGAAGGTTTTCTCAATACAGGCATCCCATATCTATCTATGAACCCCTCCATATTCCACTCCATAGGAATGAATAGGTTATATAGTCCACTTTTAGTCTGTCCGTTTGCGTTTCTTTTAGTTGGGTGAGAGTCGTTGTATAGTTTCTTAAACTGCTCTCCACCCTTATTTAATGCGTTGGATGTGGAGCCCATCATGCATTTACCAATAATCTTACTACCCAATCTTAAACAGGTCTTGGTTACACGCCAATTGTTTAATATATTATTAGGCTTAAGCCACTTGCCACTCTCGTCATGTACTAATAGTAAAAGCTTCTCACCGTCATAGGAGTTATCGTCTGTGTTCTTCCAATC